CTTGCAGGTAAGCCAAAAGTTACGTCAGGATTCAGGTTCTAGTCCTTCTCCTAAGGAGGCATCTATGCTTAAAGGTTATAGAACATTACTATTTAACTTGATTCCTATCTTAATTCTGTTAGGGGACTACGTATTAGCAAATGGAAACTTAATCTCCCTGCTAATTACAGATCCAACTACAGCTGCTATTGTAGTAGCACTAATTAACATGGTTAATATTGTGTTAAGATTTGTTACTACTACACCAGCATTTAAGAAAGAAGAACAATGATTACGCTTGAAGACTATTGGATGGGTAGAGATAAAGACTATTCACTAGCTCTTAGTGTACAAACGAGAAAGAACGCGCTTATGACTGTAGAGGTTGTAAACCAATTTCTACAAGCAGCAGAATTAGCAGGTATTACTGAGTACTATCATCCAAGAACTAGATCACAAGTATCTAGTGGGTGGAGACCACCAGCAATTAATTCTGCTACAGCAGGCGCATCCCCAACATCACACCACATGTCAGGTCTAGCAGTAGACTTGTATGATCCAGCAGGCGAGCTCGATAAGTTTGCTATGAGTAACATAGATCTATTAGAAGACTTAGGTTTATGGCTTGAGCATCCATCAGCCACTATTGGGTGGTGTCACCTACAACTAAAGCCACCTCGTAGTGGTAGACGAGTATTTTATCCATAATGTGTGTAGCATCCGCAGTACATAATCAAATGAATAAACAATGGGACTTGCCTAATCTATTTAAGCCCGATCCCGTAATCAATAATCAATTTATTCCGTTTACTCCTCCTTTAACAAAAGCTGATCTTAAAGACATTGTTAAAGTGCTAGAGATTGTAGATCGAATTGATAAGAAACTAAAAACCGTAGAGTGTACAGATGATCGTAAAGACCGATTAATCGAAATGCTATGGAAAAGAATCGAAGAACTGGAGAACAAATAAATGCCGCGTGGTATTCCAAACGTAACAGAAGTAAAGAAGCCTGAAGTGGCTATTGAAGCTCGTAAAGCCCCTCTTGTAAGAGTTGAGATGATCCCATCTAACTGGGACATTGTACCCGCAGAAGAGGGAGAAGATAAATATTTGTTTACGAATATTGTCACTAACCGTGTTATTACAGGAACAATTAGTGAGTTTAATGAACTGATCAACCCCAAGGAGTAATCTATGGCTGATGATGTCGCTCAAGTAGTGACTAAGATCATTTCTAATGATGTCACTCGAAAAACAGTAGCTACTCCTTGTGATGCCTATGTCTATATGAGACCTATGTGGGCAAGATCAAGAGCTATCTGCCAAGGTGAGCGACAAGCTAAGGATTTTGATCGTCACATTGATGTAGTTAACTTTGAGAACTTGTTAGTTCCATTCTCCCCAACTATGAGTCAGCAACAGTATGACTTCTATAAAGCAGAAGCAGAGTTGCCTGGTATTGTAGCACAGTACTCAAAGATCATTGTTGGTGGGCTACTAAGAAAAGAGCCACAGTTTACTCTACCTGAAGATGTACCTGAAGGTGCTGAGGAATGGATTAGAGCTGAGTTAACACAGAACAATGGTACATTGCTAACGTTCTTAGATAGTGCTCTATGGGAAGAAGTACAAACATCTAGAGCATGGGTCTATATTGATCATCCTGCTACTAGTGAGGACACTGACCCTGAGATTCTCAAGAACATGAAACCCTATCCTGTATTATGGAATGCTGAGTCTGTCATTAACTGGAAGACAAGTATTGATCCAAATACAGGTGCAGAGGTGTTGTCTCAGATTATTATGTCCTCATTTGTGATGGACTACACTAAGAATGAGTTCCATGCTGAGTTAATTCCTACTATCTGGGTTCATGAGCTAGTTAATGGTGAGTATAGAGTTCGTATTTATCAACAAAATACTCCAGCTAATGAAGCTACTAAGCCTGATACAGCTTTTGTGCTTGTTAAAGTTGTAGAGAACATTATGGCTCATGGTAAGAGGCTAACGTATATCCCTGTATGGCCTCTGAACGGTAACATTGATCCTGTTGATCCAATCTTATCGCCACTAATTGATAGAGAAATTGCTCTCTACAACAAAGTCTCACGTAGAAACCACCTATTATATGGTGCTGCTACTTACACTCCTGTAGTATCATCTAACATGGTTGATGAAGATTTTGATGAGATTGTTAATTCAGGCTTAGGCTCATGGATTAAGCTTAATCAAGGCGATAGTATTGATGTATTAAAGCCACCTACCGAATCTCTCAAAGACATGGAGTCATCTATTGCAGCCACTATTGAAGAGATGGCTAAGATGGGTGTACGTATGTTGTCTCCTGAAACTGGAGAACAGTCAGGTATTGCTCTTGAGATTCGTAATGCTGCTCAAACAGCTCAGCTAGGTAGCTTGAATGCTCGTGTATCAGCTCAGATGAATGCTATTATTGCTGCTCTATTGAATTGGAGGTACGATAAGGAGTATACTGCTGCTGATGTACAGTTTACACTAAGCGCAGACTTTAATCCTGCTCCTCTAGGTGCTGATTGGCTACGTCTGGTTACTGAGTGGTACCAACAAGGTCTCATTCCTCGTAGTGTATTCTTACAGATTGCTAAACAGAATGACATTCTACCTCCTGAGTATGACGATGAGGATGGTCAGGCTGAGATCAATGAGGACGAAATGATTGCTAACCCAAGGGAACAGCAGACATTCAGTCAAGACATTGAGCAAAAGAGAATAAAACTAGAAGAAAAGAAAATCCAGAAAATGGGTTCTAATAGGAAATAATTAAACACTTATGTCAGTGAACGATAAAATCTATGATCGTGCTGTGGACAGAGCCGCTCTTACAAGACTATATGAACGAAGAACACAAGGCAAGATCGAGGATGTGATTGACAAGCACGCAGGGAGGACCGAAGTGCTGGTCCGTAGTACCTCTGCTAAAAATCTTCGTTCACAATCTTTTCTGAATGACTTAAGTTTAGAAGTAGATACCACGTATGATATTGCCTTAGAAACGTCTAAAACTTCCCTTGTTCAACTTGTGGGAGACCAAGTATCATACATGGTACAAAACCTAGAAGCTGGAATGGGTAGAGTATGGCGAGTATTCTATCCTGAAAAGAGAGTAGCAGAAGAAATTGTCTTACAGAGACCTTTATACAAAGACACAACATTGTCCCAAGGATGGTATGGAGTATCCACACAAGAAAAGAAACGACTGGAAGCTCTCATTAGAAGAGGCTTGGCGGAAGGGCTATCAGAGTCCGAAATTGCTCTTCAAATCAGAAGAGGTAATGTATTCAACATTTCCAGGGCACAAAGCTTTGGATTGGTTAGAACTGCTATTACATCTGTTCAGTCACAAGCCGATCATGAAGTTTATGAAGTAAACAAGAAGGCCCTACAAGGCTATCAGTTTGTTGCTGTGTTAGACAGTAGAACTTCTCCTGTATGCGCTTATAACGACGGTAAGATTTATCCTATTGGCGATCTTAAGCATCTTCCTCCACTACACTGGAACTGTAGATCAACTACTGTTCCTGTAGTTAAGAAGTGGGATGACTTAGCTCAATTAGAGGGTATTCAACAAATCAGATCAGAAAATCTAGCTCTCCTTACAGATAAAGAAAGAGCTATGTATGATGGTATGACTCCACTTAAAGAGAGCTACGATGAGTGGCTACGGAGACAACCTACCGAGATTCAATTAAGACATATCGGGGACTTAGATAGGTTAGAGCTGTTCCAACAAGGGCAGTTAAAACTAGACAAATTCACAAATGCTGATGGTAAGTCAGTAGGTATTCGAGAGCTACGCTCTATGACTGATGCTTCTTTTGATGCTATTGAAGGTACTACAGCTAAGTTTGCGCTTGCTAAAGAAAAGCTAGATGCTATTCGTCTAGGTGCCTCTAGACCTGACGACTTCATAAACTCCGTTAAATTAAAGGAAAGCTTGCTTGACTATTATAAACTCCAGGCTGGTGAGTTAGATGGAACATTATCCTTAACTACTTACCGTGGAACAACTATTGGTAGCAAAAGAGCCACAAAGAACAGAGTTTTAACTAGTCCTCCTACTGAGGACAACCTAAAGTTTAACCCAATTACAGGAAGATACGAGGATGCAAGATTATATCAACCTTCTCCTGCTGTGCTGGACAATTCCCTTAGACTTATGGAGGAGTCTACTGACTTACTTCCAAGAGATAAGGAATTTATTCGTGATATTAATTCCAAATTAACAGGGTACATGGGTGTTAATGAGAGGGCTGTAGTAGTTGATAATTTAAGAATTACATTTGCTAGGGCTAGAGTTAACAATGAACCATGGATAAATGTTAAAGCTGTACTGAATGCACAAATAAAGTTTGATGTAATGAACGTATCAGACTTTATGGAGACACAGTTAAGAAGAGACCAAAACCTACTTAAGAGGCTTAAGCAAGATCAATACTTTGATCCTGTGCTTGGTGAAGTACAGCTACAAGAGCTTCATGATGAGTTTATTTCCAATATCTTTAAGCGTAATAGATGGGAAGACTATACAGCACCTAGAATTGCTAGGGAGCTAAGGTCTACTTTTGACTTAGATATCCCTTATGTTCTTCGTAGAAGGCTTCAGCAAGAGCGTACAGTTAAAATCAAAGCTCGTACCCCTGCTGAAAAGGATATTAAGTTTAAAGAGAAGGATATTATTGGGGCGTTCTATAAAAGGTTTGCTGCTAGATTAGCTGTTGCTGATAGTCCTGATAGAGATCAGTTGGCTATTAGTTTAGGTAGAGACCTATACAATACTGCTAACTACCGAGGTAATCGTAGAGAGTGGTATGAACTAGGTTTAAGACTTCTTAAAACAGCTGAGAAGAAAGGTTTCTTTACTTATGACACTTATGGTGTTCAAAAGAGAAGACTCCGTTCTAAGCTATCAGGAAATTACTTTGGCCCTGTGTATGACACAAACTCATACTACCTAGTTATTAAGGATAAGCGCATTCAAGAGTATGCTAAGCTACAAAGAAAGATTGATGTAGGATTGAGGCTAGGTGTTACTACAGGTAAGAACAGACTATACATTCGTAAAGGTAAGAAAACTTATTACGATAGATGGTTTAGAGATACACGTATCCCTATTACTTCTTCTACAGCATTCTCAGACTTCCCTCCTGAGTTTATTGATGGGAAGATTGTAGATGCTCTAAATTGGGCTGGACAGGCTAAATTTAAGATAGATCCGGAGTTCCATGACTTTATTGAAAAGCTTCTATACTTTGAAGACGATAAAGGTAAAGCTCAGTTCTATCATGATTTAAACGAGTATAGAAAACACATTCTAGGGCGTGGAGACGCATACGAGAGATTTAAGGCAATGAAATGGCTAAGAACCAAAGATGCTGCCTTTTCAAATCACCCGTATATGGACTCTCGTGGTAGAGTGTATGAGAGAGGATTTATTGGTCCACAATCAGGTGAAACCTTTAGACCATTCTTAATTACTGAAACACCGAAGCCTCTTGGGGCTCTGGGATTCCAGAACTTACAGGACATCATTGGAGCTACCCTTGGAGGAGCTTCTGACTACCTGGAAGGGCGCTATAACTCTCTTACTATTGTTGGAAGACAACAGATAGCTGAGAGATGGCGTGGAGATATGATTAAGATTGGTTACCACATGATGCGTGGTAAACCAAATGATATACGAGCTATTCTTGAGAACGACTTCTTGTCCCATGTAGATGGAGAAGAACAAGGAAAGATTCTTAGATTAGCCCTAGAGTTAGCAAGAATTGATCAACACCTTGCAGGGGACTTTTCTCGAAAGAATTTAAACAAACTAGATGACTACATGATTTCCTTAGCTATGGAGCAAGATGCTTCAAGCTCAGGGGCTCAGATTATCGCATTAACAACTAAGAATAAACAACTTGCACAACTAAGTAATGTCGTACCAACAAATCAAAAACAAAGACTGTATGACGAGATTGCTGCAGCTACGTATAACGATCCTCGATTTCGCGAACTAAACAAGCGATTGAACCTAACTGAGAAGGATCTGCGTAAAGCAGCTAAAGCTCAGAATATGGTTACGTTCTACGGTGCCGGTGAGAGAACCGGGATTTTAAACGTCGAGGGTAAGCTAGCTAAAGTACTTGGGAAAGACAAAGGTACTCTAGTAGTTACAGCTAAGGAAAGAGATGCTGTACTAGCTGAGATTGATGCAAGAGCCGCTAGGTATAAAGACTACTTGCCTGAGGTCTATGAAGAATTAAAAGCTCTTAGACAAGATGTTAAGGATGTTTTTAATAAGGGCGAAAGTCCTGATTTAGAACTGATTAGACAGCTATACTTCCTTGAACCTAAAACAAAAGAGTTTGTTGAGAAGTTAAGTAGAAATTACGATAATGTTGTAACTCCAGCTGATTTTGCTCAGATTGCAAAAATCATGAGTGAAAACTTGAGACTACAGGTCCCAATCCTAAAGGACTTTACAAGATACTTTGGGAGACTCGCTCAAGAGTATGCTGAGAGTACAGGTAACTTAAACATTCCGTGGAAGACGTTTGATGGTAAAACCATTGAGCAGTACTTCCCTCTGACTTTTGAAGAAAGATTAGTGTACAAAACCCCTGAAGGCCAATGGGTAACTAATTTTATTCAAGTAGATCAGAAAACGGACCCCACATTCTTTGATGAATTGCTTGACCGTGATGGTAAGATGAGAGATATCTCTGACACTGGTAAGGCACGTACTGCTTTTGCTGTTAATGGTAACCACTCCAATGACGCAGTGATTGTCAGACAATTTCATTTGTGGGGAAGAAAAAATGGGATTGAAACAGCAACGGTACATGATGCGTTCTTTACGAACACAGCAGACCTTCTTGCTGCTAAAGAAGCTATTCGGCAATCATATGCTGAAGCTCTTAAGTCTTCTCCTATTAAAGCTACACTAGATGAAATGAGAAGTAGAGGCTTACCTAAAGCTATCTACGACAAATACTTAAATGAAGCCATTGAACTTGGTCTGATACCTGTGGTTGGAAGATCTAGAGTTGGTGGTAGATTATTAACTGATACTGACATCCTTACAATGGATGACGTACTAGAAGAAGTTCCTATTGGATTTGATAAGAACAGAGGCTGGTATGGAATTGGACCTTAAGGTTGTACCGAATGGTCTTTAACTGGGCCGTGCCCAAGAGAGTAAAGAATGAGTGTTGAATTAACTGATGAACAAAAAGAAGCCCTGAAAGCAGAAGAAGCCCGTAAAGCGGCTGAGGAAGCACGTAAGAAGCTTCTGGAAGAACTAACTCCTGAGATGAAAGAGTTGCTTCAAGTTGAAGTTGACAATCAACTGAAGAAAATTAAAGAGTCCCTTAACAATCTTAATGATGCTAAAGAAGCAGCTGAAAGGAAAGCTAAGGAAGAGGAAGAAAAGCGCCGTGCAGCTGAAATTGCTAAGCTAGAAGCTGAAGGTAAGAGTGCTGAAGCAGCAGCTGAGAAGCTGAAGCAAACACAAGCCGAAGCAGAAGCTCTACGCAAAAAGAATATTGAGTTAACTCGTGACAATGAGTTGAGTCGTATTATGGGTGAGCACAAGTGGCGTAATTCTCAAGCTCAAGATATGGCCTACCGTACTATTGTATCTGAACTTGTTCAAGACGCTAATGGTCAATGGGTACATAAGACTGGAAAATCAGTTAAGGATTATGTTTCTGCGTTTGTCACTAGTGAAGACAACGCATTCTTAATGCAACCTAAACAATCAAGCGGACTTGGTGGTGGACAGCCGCCTGCCGGTGGAACTCCGACTGAGAAGAAGAGTATCTTCTCTATGTCTCAAGCAGAAGTACTCAAGCTTGCTGCTGAAGGTAAACTCCCTGGAGGAAATCCCGGTATTCCGTGGTAAATAAAGGAAAATTTAAATGACTATTGTTACAAACCTGTCAGGCGCGACACAGTACGCCCTGCAGTCTGCTATTTCGGCTTACAGCGATGAAGCATACACAAATGCTCGCAAGCTGTCGGGTACTGGTGTTGTAGGTTCAGAGCCACGTATTGATACCTCTACTGAGACTTTTATTGGTCAAATGAGATGGTTCAAGCCTCTAAACCCAACAATTAACGTAGCGTCGCTGACTGACTCGACAGCAGGTACTGTTACTGACTTTAGCTCAGAGTACAGCACTTATGTTAAGTCTGTGAGAACTCACGGTGCTCGTAAAGTTAACATGCAGGATGTTGTGTCTCAACAAGACGGTCTAGCCAAGGTTGGCCGTGACTTCGGTGAGACTCGTGCTCAAGACGAGCATGACGCTATTCTAGCGGTTCTGCGTGGTGTTATGATTACTGAAGCGCTGAATGGTGCTGCTTCTGGTTCTGGTGCTACTGGTCTAGGTGGACAAACGTTTACTAACGATCCAACATCTGCCGCTTATGGTATGTATGTTGACCTGGGTGCCTCAAAGGCTGTGGTTGACGCTACTGCTACTGTTCAGGGCGCTGCTCGTGCTGAAGGCTTCCTGCAAGCCGTTGGTAAGGCATTCAAGGATTATGAGCCTCCGTTCATGTATTTGATCACTTCTCCGGAAGTGTATGCTTCGCTACGTTCAGCCAACCTGGTTGACCAAACTAAGGTTGTTGATGGTAATATCAATCTGGAAACTATTTTTGCTGGTAAGTTCCGTCTGATTCAGACTCGTGCTACACAAGGTCTGTCAACGGCTCAGCTAGGCTTTATCAACGCTGGTCTAGGCGTAGATATCACTGGTACTAAGACTTCGTTCCTAGTTGCCCCTGGTTCTATTGCTATGCCAATGCTGTCTGTTCCAACTCCGGTTGAAATGGATAGAGATCCTAAGGCTTACCAAGGTGGTGGTACAACTGATATTTGGTATCGTTGGGGTTATGTTGTGCATCCAAGTGGCTACAACTGGAACGGCGCGACTAACGCGTTTGCTTCTAACACAGCTTACATTGGTGCTCCAACAGCTAACGTGGATGCTAACACTCGTGGCGCATGGATCCGTAAGGCAACCTCGGCTCTGAGCCTGGGTATTGTCCCTGTGTTCCACAGCTAATCTCCGGGGAATACAATGGCACTCGTTAAAGGCACAAACAGCTACGTTACAGTAGATGAGGCAGACGCCTATTTCGAGGATAGATTAGATTCAAGCGCATGGGAAGATTCCGATGCAGATCAGAAGTCTCGTGCGCTTATCACAGCTACTTCTATTCTAGATAATAAAGCCTGGACGGGTACTGTTGTTGATACTGATCAAGATCTTGCATGGCCAAGAGTGGGTTCATACTTTGATCCT